CGCGAGTATCGCGTCACGTTCGTTGACCCATACACAGCTTACGGCGCTGGCTTCGTCCAGGCTCACTGTGAACTGCTGCCATTCGACGGAGGCGCCGGTGAGTAATGACAGCACGGCAGCCGGTTACCTGACACCTGTCAGCGTGCCGCAGGCCTACGATGAGGCGCTTGAGCGGGAGTTAAGCCAGTGGGCAAGAGCGTTATCCGGATTACCACCAGGCATGGTCAGGCCGCGCTGGACAGCCACACAGGCTGCTCTTCCTGCTGCTGACGTGAACTGGTGCGGCTTTGGCATCATCGGCTTTACGGCTGATAACGCCCCGGCGTTCGTCCGGCAGACTGATGATGGCAATCAGCTCTGGCGCCATGAAGTGATCGAGACGCTCGCATCCTTTTACGGCCCGCAAAGCCAGTCGATCGCCACCCTGTTTCGCGATGGCCTGACGGTTGAGCAGAACAACGAAACGCTGAAAACAAACGAGCTTTCACTTGCTGATTACAGTGAACTGACAGCCTTCCCCGAACTCATCAATAACCAGTGGGTGCGCCGGTACGACATCACTGTGCGCGTGCGCCGAAAAGTTATCCGCGATTACGGCATCAAATCTCTGGTCGACGCGCCAGTATCATTCTTTGGAGATTAACCTATGGCACAGGGCTTACCTGTATCCAACGTTGTGAACGTTGACGTGATCATGTCCCCCACTGCGGCGACGGGTCGTAATTTCGGTTCGCTACTCATTCTCGGCACATCCACTGTTATTCCGGTATCAGAGCGCATCCGGCTTTATACCAGCTCAGAGGACATCGGCGTTGATTTCGGCGAAGACAGTCCGGAGTACGAAGCTGCGCTGATTTACTTTTCACAGTCACCGCGGCCTGCTCAGGTCTACGTCGGGCGCTGGGCTAAGACTCTGGCGACCGGCGAAACTGGCAGCGTTGAAACACTGGCTCAGGCAATCAGCGCAGTGCTGCAGTTTACTAACTGGTATGGACTGGGTATTGCAGATGAAGATGAGTTGACCCCTGCAGAGATTACGGCCACTGCAGCAGCCATTCAGGCATCAAGCCTTAGCCGCGTGTTTGCTGTTACGTCCTCTGATTCTGGCATCATCGACTCAGCTACCACTTCAGATGTGGCCTCAACCCTGAAGGCTGCCGGCTACAGCCGAACCTTCGTTCAGTACTCGACCAAGAGCAAGTACGCTGCGCTGTCGGCGTTTGGGCGTGCGTTTACCGTCAATTTCACCGGCAATAACACCACGATCACCCTCAAGTTTAAAACTGAACCGGGTGTGACGTATGAAACGCTGACCAGCGCTCAGGCCGCCGCTGTAGATGCGAAGAATGCCAACGTCTACGTGTATTACGCGAACGACACAGCAATCCTGCAGCAGGGCGTGATGTCTAATGGTGATTTCTTCGATGAGCGCCACGGGCTGGACTGGCTGCAGAACTATGTGCAGACCAACCTGTTTAACCTGCTGTATACCTCAACCAGCAAAATCCCCCAGACCGAAGCCGGTATCACACGCCTCCTCACGAACGTTGAGATGTCGCTCGACCAGGCTGTTTCGAATGGTCTGGTTGCGCCAGGTGTCTGGAATGGCGGTGACATCGGCCAGATCACTTCTGGTGACACGCTGACCAAGGGCTATTACGTGTACGCACAGCCTCTGTCATCACAGGCTCAGTCGGACCGCGAGAAGCGCCGCGCGCCTCTGATTCAGGCAGCTATCAAACTGGCCGGTGCAGTTCACTATGCCGATGTTCAGATCAACGTTGTTCGCTAAGGGGATATAGATGAGTACCTACAGCTTTATGGACATTACGGCGTCCATGACCGGCCCGACCGGCTCAATCGACCTTGGCTATGGCTCTGCGAACTCCGAAGAGGGGATCACGGTAACGATGACCGAGGCTAAAAACACCATGACGATTGGTGCTGATGGCGAAACAATGCACAGCCTGCATGCAGGCAAAAGCGGAACCGTCACCATCAACCTTCAGAAAACCTCGCCGGTAAATAAGAAGCTCTCCCTGATGTACAACGCGCAAAGCCAGTCTTCTGCGCTATGGGGGAATAACGTGTTCCTCCTGCGAAATAAAGCATCAGGCGACATCGTTACCATCCGTTCAGCGGCTTTCCAGCGCCAGCCCGACTGGAATAACCCAAAGGTTGCCGGAATGGTCGCGTGGGTGTTTGACGGCGGCAAAATCGACGAAGTGCTCGGGGAGTTTTAATCGATGGAATTTGAAATCAAAGGCGTTAACTACCGCGCATCAAAGCTCAGCGTTTTCGACCAGCTTAAGGTGTCTCGTAAGCTACTCCCGGTTCTGGCCGGGATGCTTGGCGACTTTCAGGGCATCAAGGCTGCCGCACAGGGTGGCGATGTGAATAAAGCCATTGAAAGCGCACTGCCGAAAATTGCGGACTCGCTGGCAGAAATGAGTGAAGAAGATACGAATGCGATCATCTTCCCCTGCCTGTCCGTGGTGGCACGGCAGAACGGCAAGGTATGGGCGCCGGTAATGGTTCAGGGTTCGCTAATGTTCGACGACATCGACCTGATGAGCATGCTGCAGATCGTTGGTCGGGTGGTAGGCGACAGCCTGGGAAATTTTTTGCCCGCAGCCCCCGACAAAGAGATTGCGGACAACTCAGCGGACTGACACTTGAATCCCTGCCGGATGGTGAAGATTTTCTGATGCGCCCGGTTGACGCCGGGTACATCAGCTACACCGCGCTGAAAGATGGCTCAGTAGACCTCGCGGACGTAGCCCGCATGAATGACTGGCTCGACCTGAAAGCAGACAACAACAACCGCATTGAGCGCTGGAGACAGGATAATGAATGCTGAGACTATCAAGGATTTTCTGGTAAGCCTCGGCTTTCAGATTGACGATGCCGGCGCGCGCAAGTTTGACTCTGTGGTGCTGGGTACCACTCTTCAGGTGGTCAAGCTCGGCGCGGCAGTTGAAGCCACCGCTCTCTCTGTTGTGGCCTTCACAGCTAAAATCGCCAGCGGTCTGGATCAGCTTTACTGGTCATCCCAGCGCACCGGCGCGACAGTGGCAGGGATTCAGGCTATTGGCTATGCCGCATCTCAGGCTGGTTCAAGCGCAGAGGCTGCCCGTGGTTCACTTGAGGGGCTGGCGCGCTTCATGCGCAACAACCCAGGCTCAGAAGGCTTCCTGAATCGCCTCGGTGTGCAAACCCGCGACGCCAGCGGCAACATGCGGGATATGGCCAGCATCTTTACCGGTGTGGGCCAGAAGCTCAGTAACATGCCGTACTACCGCGCAAACCAGTATGCGCAGATGCTTGGCATCGATGAAAACACCCTGATGGCGATGCGTCGCGGTCTGGGGCAGTTCAACCAGCAATACACGCAGATGGCGAAGGCTATCGGCTTCAATGCTGACCAGGCTGCGATCAGCTCCAACAAGTTTATGACCTCGCTGCGCGCCTTCGGGCAAATGGCGGGCATGGCGCGCGATAAAATTGGCTCCAGCCTGGCAGAAGGTTTGTCGGGTTCTATCGACACATTGCGTAAGCAGATCGTCGACAACTTCCCGAAGATAGAGCAGACGATTACCAGTGGTGTGAAGGGCATTCTCTGGATGGCTGAGGTAATTGGCCGGGCAGTTTACCGCCTCATTCAGGCTGCCGGAGATATTCGTGAGTGGTGGAACACCCTCGATAAGAGCACTCAGCAGCTGATTGAAACGCTCGGCGCTCTTGTTCTTGCGTGGAAGCTGGTTAACAGCGCATTTCTTACCTCTCCGATTGGCCGAATTATCGCGCTGGGCCTCGCTATTCTCAGCCTGTATGACGACTACAAGACGTGGCAGGCAGGCGGCAAATCCCTTATCGACTGGGAGAAATGGCAGCCAGGCATCGACTCTGCTAAAAAGGCGCTGGACTGGTTCACTGATAAGTTGAATAAGCTGAACAACGGCACTCTGACATGGAAAGGCACGCTTCAGTCACTTTCTGATTTCATGAAAGGCGACTGGTCGAAGTCTATCAATGATGCGATCGCCTCTGTTAACCGCGCCTTTGGCGGCTTCCTGACTCAGATTGGTCAGAAGTTCGCTAACAGCCCGTTCTGGAAAACTCTACAGCGCCTGCATATCGTCAATGAGAAAGACACTCAGGACATGCTGAACTTCTTCAGTGGCGAAGGTGGCAAGCCTGCGGGCCCGGCTGCAACTGACAAAATGCCCGGCGAAGATGACGGCCCCGAAGCAATCTACCCTGTCGACGGGCCAGCCTCGCAATATGCACAGTCACTGAAGCGCGGGGAGCGAAACAATAACCCCGGCAACCTGAACTATGCAGGTCAGGCAGGCGCAATGCTGGAGCGTAGTGGCGGGAGATTCGCCAAGTTCCAGTCCGCTTATGATGGCCTGCGCGCCATGGCGCGCCAGTTGATGCTGTACGCGAAGCGTGGAATAAACTCTGTTGAAGGCATCATATCAACCTGGGCGCCATCTTCCGAGAACAACACCGGTGCTTATGTTAACTCCATATCGTCTCGCCTTGGTGTTGATCCCAAGGCCGCGCTTAACCTGCAGAATCCACAGGTGCTGTCTCAGCTGATGAACGGCATCATTCACCATGAGAATGGGCGCAACATCTACTCAAGCGAGCTTGTAAGCCGTGCAGCCTCTGGTGCCGCCTCGCCTACCATCAGTCAGGAAACAAACATCCATATTCACGGGGTGATCGATCCGGAGCGTGCCGGTAGCAGTGTGGCAGAACGGCAGATGGGCGTTAACTCCCGTCTAACCCAGCAACTTACTCCGGCGGTCAGATAATGGATATTCTCTCTACGCTGTTTTCACAGCAAAGCAGGAAGATAGGCCTGATCATCCCAGACGTGGTTATCTCTGAGAAGCACAGCGATGTGCTGGAAATTACAGAGCATCCTACTGAACTGGGCTCGCCGATCGCTGACCATGCTTACAAGCGGCCATCAGAGCTGACTATGGATGTCGGCTTTTCCGGTGGCGGTTCATTACTGGACTTGCTTGATACTTCATCCGTTGGGTTAAGTCTTGGGCTTAGTCCGAAAGAGACCTATCAGCGGCTTCTCGACCTGCAGGCCAGTCGCGTTCCGTTCGACGTGGTAACCGGAAAGCGCATTTACAGCAACATGCTGATACGCGTGCTTGATGTAACCACTGACCGCACGTCTGAAAATGTCCTGATGGCGTCTCTTACGCTCAAAGAAGTTCCTATCTCGCAGACTCAGACGATCAGCGTGGCGAACAAAACCGACATGACGGATGGAGTAAGCACGTCACCAGTGCAGAACACCGGCATTAAATCCGTAAAAAGCGCCAATGAGTCAGTGCTTTCGAAACTATACAGCTATGTGTCGGGGTAATCATGCAGGGATATGAAATCCCGCTATCTCCGGACAATCAGGCATTCAATATCAACCTGAGCAACACCACCTACCGGCTACAGGTTGAGTGGCGCGACTTCGCGTGGGTGCTTGATTTGATGGATAGCGGCGGCAACGAGATTGTGAGCGGAATCCCTATGGTGACAGGCGGTAACCTGCTTTCGCAGTGGGGCTACCTAAATCTGGGATTCGCGCTTGAGGTGGCCTGCGATGACGTTTCGCAGGATTACCCAACCAAAACTGACCTTGGCATTCGCAGCCATCTCTACGTAATCACGGAGTGAGCATGAGCCAGAACTGGATGCGCCACTTTGAACTGCTTCTGGTTGATGAGTCTGGCGCCGGCATCAGCCTTTCTGATTTCAAAGTCGTGTTTAATATCGAGTGGACGAATGCGTTATGGCCGCGCGTTGCGACGGTGAAAATCTATAACCTGAAGAAAGACACTGTCAGCCGGATTCAGGGCAAGGAGTTTTCCAGGCTGAAGATGATCGCCGGTTATGATGGCCTGGCTGCACCGGTCGATGCCAGTCAGGTAGGTATTGCGCGCAATGTCGATGCGACTCAGGTCGGTCAGACTGACGGGCAGAACTTCGGACAGATATTCGATGGCGAGATTCGCTTTACGATAACCGGGCGCGATAACCCGACCGACACTTACATCCTGATTCAGGCCATTGACGGTCATCAGGCTTTTGTGGCCGCGAAGATCAACACGACGCTGGCAGCGGGTTACACGGTGGCAGATTTGCATGCCGCCACGATGCAGAGCTTCCAGCCATTTGGCGTGACGCAGGGCATTACCGCTCAGATGCCGGACACCGTATTCCCTCGCGGGCGTGTGATGTATGGCATGGCGCGCGACGTGATGAGCAACGTGGCTGACCAGTGTAATGCCAACTGGCAGATTGTGGATGGTCAGGCGCAGATGGTCAGCACTGATAAGTACATCCATGAGGCGATCGTGCTTAACAGCCGTACCGGACTCATCGGCATGCCACAGCAGACCATGGGCGCTGGCGTTAACGTGCGATGCCTGATCAATCCCAATATCCGGGTTGGTGGACTGATAGAACTGGACCAGGCTTCTGTGTATCGCTCAGCACTTTCCAGCGACGAAGTTCAGCGGTCGGGCGGGCGGATTTTTGAGACCGAAAATAACGGGAATCTGAGCGTCAACGGAACACTGCAACAGCCCGCAAGTATTGCGACCGATGGCGTGTATATCGTGCAATCCATCAGTTATACTGGTGATACACGCGGACAAGCC